TTAAGTATTCAACTGGTGAATTTAAGAGGTCCTTTATCGAATTAAAAGACTCAGTTGTCGGAATGGCTAAAAATATTGGCTCTGCTATTATTTCAGCTGTTAAAAAGCCTGTTGAAGTGATTCAATCAATACCTAATGCAGCAAGGACGATGGGCCAAAAAGTTACAGGTTTCTTTGCTTCTGGTTTTGGCCAAGCTAAAGATTTAGCAATCTCACAGTTGGAAAAAGTTAAATCTGGAATAAATAATATTCCTAATCATGCAAGAAACGCTTCAAATAGAACAAAGGATTTATTTGTAACAGGATTTAACAGTATGACCCTAGGCGCTTCAAGTGCCATGAGTAAAACAGCTAGATTCATCAACGAATTACCAAGCAGAACAAGACAGTCTGCTAGTAATCTTAAAACAAATTTTGTTCAAAAAATTAAAGATATTCCAAAGTCAGCTTCTGAAATGGCTACAAATGTAAAAGACAAGTTTGTTAGTATGTCAGAAAGTGCCAGAGCAACAGGAAGCAAGGTTAAGTCATTCTTTAGCAATAGTTTTAATCGCGTTAAGGATAGCGCTAAAGAAGCGATTGATAACTCTAAGAACAAAATTAAAGAGTTAGACGGAGCAAGTGAAAAAGCTTCTATTTCAATCGGTAAAATATCAGGTGCTTTCTTACTATTAAAAGCTGGTACCAAGATTATTGGTGCTATTACTAGCTCATTAGATAGCGCGATTTCTCGTTTTGACACCATGACCAAATATCCAAAGGTAATGCAAGCTTTAGGTTTTGGTGCTGACCAATCTAAGAAGTCAATTGATGCATTAAGTGCTGGTATTGATGGTTTACCTACGAAACTAGATGACATTGTTGGTATTAACCAACGTATGATTTCAGTTTCTGGAAACATTGATTTAGCAACTAATGCGACAATTGGTTTAAACAATGCTTTCTTAGCAAGTGGTGCCACAACAGATGAAGCTGCTCGTGGTATGGATCAATACATTAAAATGCTTGCTACTGGAAAAGTTGAAGGTGACTCATGGCAGACGTTGATGGAAACAATGCCAGTTTCATTAAGTAAAGTAGCTAATGCTTTAGGTTACGTGGGGAATAGTGCCATGATTGACCTTCAAAAAGCAATGCAAGATGGCGAAGTGACGTTTGACCAGTTCCAAGAGAAAATTATTGAGTTGGGTACTGGAACAGGGGAGTTAGCTGATTTAGCTAAAATCAACAGTGAAGGTATTGCTACCTCATTTGGTAACTTGAGAAACGCTATTGGTAAAGGTGTAGGAAACGTCATCATGGAACTTGATAGATTATCTCAAAAGTACACTGGTGCTACGATTGCTAAGCATATCGATAATGGAAAAGTGATTATTAATAAAGCTTTCGCTTCGATTATCGCTAACTTAGAAAAATTATTTAAAGTTTGGGAACGTGTTTCTAAACTTGCTAAACCTTTTACGGATTTAATACCAGCTATCAAAGCAACTGGAAAAGTAGTATTTGCTTTCTTTAATTCGTTGTTTACTCAGGATTTTACTAAGTTTAGTCAACCTATGGATGCATTAAGAGAACAACTTTATAAGATGTTCCCTAAAGATGCAGCCGACGGATTTATTAACGGTCTCAAAAATACTTTATTTGTAATAGGCGATTTTATTACAGGTATTAAAGCAGTCGCTAAAGTGGCTACAGGTTCTATTAACACACTTAGTGAAATGGATGATTACTTAGGCGGTACTTTCGGCGAAAAAGGGACTATGAATATTCTTAGATTAGGTAAAGCTATTACTGCATGGCTTGAAAATTCTAAGAAAAATTTCCAAACTGCTAAAGATGTTATTTCTGGTGTTATTGGTGGAATAATTGACATTTTCCAAACTTTATTTGGAATTTTTGCAGGAGATACATTATCAAGTGGAACTTCTATTTTTGTAGCAATATCAAATGAAGCAACTAATGCTTTTACAAAATTAGGAGATATAATCCAAAACACGATAATTCCTGCGTTACATGATTTTTCTGATTGGATGAAGAAAAATGAAAGTGTTGTTAGAAATGTTACAAAAGTAGTTCTAGCTTTAATAGTTGCTTACAAAACTTATCAAGGTGTTATGGCTATTGCTCGTGGCGCAATGTTGGCATACCAAGCGGTACTAAAAGGTGCTGCAGCTGCTCAAGGAGTTCTAAATGCTGTAATGAATGCTAATCCAATAGGTTTAATTGTTACCGCAATCATCGGGCTTGTAGCGGGTATAATGTACCTTTGGAAAACAAACGAAGGTTTCAGAAACGCAGTAATAAACATCTGGAATGGTATTGTTGACGTATTTTCTAAAGCATCAGAGAGTGTTAAAAAGGCTTGGGAAGGAGTTAGCTCTTTCTTTACAGACTTATGGAAATCAATTTCTGATGGTGTTACAGGTCATATTAATAATGTCAAAGCTAAATGGCAAAGTTTAAAAGATTGGTTTAATAATCTTTGGGTAGGAATCGCTAATATCTTTATCAGCGCTATCCAAGGGATAAAAGATGCATGGAATGGTATTACTGGATTTTTCACTAGTTTAGGTAAATCTATAAAGAATAGTGTAGTGATTGCTTTTACCGCTGTTACTAGTTTTATATTAGAACATTTCTCAGGAGCAATTGAAGGCGTTAAAACGATGTTTACTGGGCTTGTAAGTATATTCAAAAATGCTTTTATTCTGATAAAAAATGTTGTAATGGGACCTATATTATTGCTTATTGATTTAATCACTGGTGATTTTGAAGGATTAAAAACAGATTTAATTGCCATCTTGCAAAATTTATCTAATGCCATTGTTGGTATCTGGCAAGGTATTATTACTTTTGCTATAGGTTATTTCCAATTTCTAACGAGTATTATCGTTACTGCTGTAACAGGTATTAAAAACAAGGTAGTCGAAATATTTACAACTATTTGGAATTGGATAGTTGAATCATGGAATAAAGCTATTACAACATTAGCTGAGCTAGTTTTATCACTTGTAAATACTATTGTTAATGGCTTTGTTAATATGAAAAACTTAGTTATTCAAAAAATTAACGAATTAGTAGCTGATGTGGTTTCTATGTTCGTTTGGCTAGTAACTGAGGTACCTCAAAAAATTATTGAATTGAAAGATTCAGTAGTTCAGAAAGTAATTGATCTAAAAGACGGATTTATTAATAAAATTATTGAGTTAAAAGATAGTGTCGTTAATAAATTCATTGAAATAAAAGATAATATTGTTGATACAGTAAGCTCTATTGATTTAACAGAGATAGCTAAAAACATTATGGACGGCCTTGTAAAAGGTATCACCGATAAAATAAACGCTGTTAAAGATGCCGTTGGTAAAGTCACAGACGGTATCAAAGGTTGGTTCAAAGAGAAACTTGATATTCATTCTCCTTCACGAGTAATGGCTAAAATATCTCAATGGATTCCAATTGGTGTTGCTAAAGGTATTTCAGATAAAGCTGGAACTGTTAAAAATGCTGTGCAAAATATGGGAAGTGTTGTTTCTAAAACATTTGAAACAGCTCAAACAGTTGTTAATGTTGCTGAGCCAATTATTAATAATCAAACTCAAACTCCTGACGTTCAAACGGACATGAATTTAGGAACGCAGTTTACTGATGTTCTCTCAAATGATATCCCTGATGTGTTTAACGTTGGTAGTGAGTTAGGTTCTGCAGTATCAGATGGTATTGATTCAACAGCCATTGAAATGAACCAATCTGGTAACGACTTAATGACAATGCTTAACACAGTCTTATCTAAATATTTTCCTCAAATGTCTCAAACTGGTAAATCTTTATTACAAAACGTAATAAATGGTTTTAGCAGTTTATTTGTATTAGCTCAAGGTCGTGCATTTAGTATTGGTCAATTGATGGTAGCGAATGTTAATAAGCATCAAACTAATATGCGTAACGCAGGATTAAGTTTGATGAATTCTTTAGCAACAGGTATCAAAAATGGACAAGGAGTTATTCAAACAGCTATCAGAAATATAAACGGAGAAATGTTAAACGGAATTAGCAAAGGTATCAACGGATTGCTAACTGGCGTTAATTTTGTTTTAAGCGAAGTCGGCTCAGATAGAAAACTTCCTTCCTGGAAGATTCCTGCTTATGCCAAAGGAACAGATGGACATCCGTTTAACGGTCCAGCTCTAGTAAATGATGCTAGAGATTTAAACTGGCAAGAAGCTTATCAAACACCTGACGGACGTGTCGGTTTATTCCCACGTATCAAGAATTTGATAGCTAACTTACCTAAAGGGACTAAAGTTATGAGTGGTCGAACTGTTGCGAAAATGAACGGTTTACCTGCTTATAAAGATGGAATCGGAGATTTTGATATCGTTGATTTATTAGACGGTCCAGATGCATTTAGGAACTTTATTGATAAGCGTGTTAATTTTGATGGAGTCAAAGAACCTTGGTTAAATATGAGTAAATCAGCAACTAAGTTAATGACTGGTGAAGCGTTTGGCTTAGTTAAGTCTGAAATGGACAAATTCTTTAGTCATGGAACGTTTGATGGTGCAATGAACGCTAATAACGTTTATCAATATCTTGTTGATGTGGCTCAAAAATTAATGGGCAAATTCCCTGGTTTAACTGTTACTTCTGGTTATCGTCCAGGCGACCCGTATTATCATGGTAAACATCAAGCACTAGATTTAGCTTATCCAGGAGTTATTGGCGATTCTAGGTATAAAACAATTGCAGATTACGCCTTTAACAAATTCCCTAAACAAATCGGATATGTTATCACGCTTGGTAAAGTCCGAGACCGATTGGGGTTATCCGGAACTGGTTCATCTGGTTCGTGGGTAAACTGGCCAGACAATGACCACTTCGACCATATACATTTAAACGGTGCTATGGGTTCAGGTGATATCTTTACTGGTAGTGGAGACACTGGCGGTATGAGTGGCGTTGAACGTTGGAGAAGTCTAGCTATTAAAGCGTTAAAAATGGAAGGGCAATATTCAGCTTCCAACTTAAACGCAATGATGAATCAAATGCGTACTGAATCGGGTGGTAATCCTAGAGCTATCAATAATTGGGATATCAATGCTATTAATGGAGACCCTTCAAAAGGACTGCTCCAAGTGATTGGTTCAACCTTTAGAGCTCACGCTAGGGCGCCATTCAATAAAGATATCTATGATCCATTATCCAATATGCTTGCTTCTATTCGTTATGCTGTAAGTCGCTACGGTAGTTTAACAGCTGCTTATCGTGGTGTTGGCTATGAAAACGGCGGTTTAATCACTAAAGACGGTTTATATCGAGCTGGAGAAGGAAATAAAGCAGAAATGGTTATCCCGTTAACAAAACCTAAGCGCGCAATGGAACTTATCATGCAGTCATTGAAATACATGGGAATGAGTGGAATGGAGTTTATTTCGAATATTCCTAATGTTGCTAGTAACTTGATGACAAACATGAGTGACAAGTTAAATAGTGTTAAGAGTTTCTCTTTAGACAATCTATTTGATTCAGTCGCAGAACAGTTAGGAACATTAACGATTAATGTGTTAGGTGGTAGCAATTCAGATAGTTCAAATACTGATTTATCTGAAATCATTTCTTTATTACGTCAAATTGCTGCAGGCGTTGGAAACGGTACTGTTGTAGTTAATATGGACGGTAAGCGTGTGAGTCGTCAAACAGCACCACACACCGATAATGAATTAGCAAGAAGAGGAAGATTAGAAGAAAGGGGAGTGCTGAATTAATGTATTATGGAATTTCGTTTGATAATATACATAGTTTTAACGACTTAGGTTTAACAATTGTTGAGAAAAAAATTGGCAATCCTAAGAAGATAAAGCATAAGAAACGCGTTCCCTTTTCTAATATTGACCTTGATTTCTCAAAATTGTACGGTGATCAAGAATATGAAAGTCGCGAATTATCATATACGTTTAACGTTTTTGATAAAAAAACGCATAACAAAGTTGATATGAACACCTTAAAAATAAAAGCTTTGAACTCGTTTGTCCCAGTGGATGAACGAGTTCCTTTGTTTGACGATGCTATTCCTGGATATCATTTCTTAGCTGAGGTAGTCGATGAACCAGATTTCGAAGAAAGAAACGGAAAAGGTTTAATGACTGTGACGTTCGATGCTTACTCATTTAAGATTTCAAACGAGGCAGAAGGCAACGATATTTGGGATATCTTTAATTTTGAATTAGATATCGCTCAGATTACTAAGTATGACATCAGAGGTCAACAACAAGTCACTATGTTTAACGTTGGAGCAACTTCTTGTTATCCGAAAATCATAGCAAGCTCTAACATGACTATTCAGATAGAGAATACGGTGTATGAAATTATACAAGGAACAACAGAAACGAAGAAGTTTAACATCAAAAAAGGTGAGAATAAAATGCTTATCAAGGGTAACGGAACAATCGAATTCTTTTGGTATAAGGAGGTTATTTAATGTATTTAGTTGAATTAAGAGAAACACCAAATTCAGAGCCAATCATGATACATTCGCCTCTATTAAACGATATCAAAGTAGAAAGTAATAGTTTGAAACGTGGTATTAACGCGATTCATTCTTTCACTTTTACTATTTATCCTAATAATCCAGGGTTCGGTTTAATTAAACCTTTAATTTCTTTAATTGATGTAACTGATACGTTGAACAATAAAAAAGTGTTTGAAGGTAGAGTTTTAGAGCCTATCGAAGAATTTTCAGAAGATGAAACATTTGCTTTTACTTATTTATGTGAGTCACAAGAGGGATTTCTTCAAGATAGCATTCAAAGTTTTAAGAAAATAAAAGGGACTTCAAGATTGATACTTGAGCATATTATCAGCGTTCACAACAAACAAGTAGAAAAGTACAAACAATTCACTGTTGGGAAAATAGATGTTGAAAATAAGCTACCTGATACGTTTTACTATATGGATGATTCGTCTACTACTTGGGAAACGATTCAAGAGAAACTACTTGATCGTGATGCGTTAGGTGGCGAAATTCAAATACGCGTTGAAAATGGTGTGAAGTATATTGACTGGCTTAAAAAAATTGGTAAGAAATCAACAACAGATATCGAATTAACAAAAAATCTTATGTCAATGTCAAAAGAAATCAATCCAGCGGAAGTCATGACACGTATTTTTCCTAGAGGAGAAAGGCAAGAAGCTACAGAAGAAAATCAGAATGATGCTTCCCAGCCGAGATTGACAATTGCTAGTGTGAATAATGGTATTGAGTATTTAGACGCTACACAAGAGTATATTAATTTATTTGGCATACAAGGAAAAGCGGTCAATTACGATGATATTACAAAAGCTGATAGGTTACTTAGTCAAGCTAAAAAAGATATTTCGAATCCTATTGTTGCTTCTGGTGTGTTTAAAATCAAAGCGTTGGACCTATCATTGATTGGTTTAGATATCGAAACTTATCAAGAAGGTAACATTCATCATGTTTTTAATCCCCCGATGGCGATTGACGAAGAATTAAGAATTGTAGGGGTTAACTTTAATATTAATGCTCCTGAAGAATCGGATTTAGATTTTGGAGATGTACAGATGACATTAAGTAAGTATCAAGCACAATTAAAAAAAGACAGAAAACGTCTTTTAGAAATTAAAGCTGATATGGAGAAGCAATCAAAAGAAATCGTAAAAGTTAAAGAACAAGTAACTGAAGCTGAGAAAGTTATTGAAGAAACGAAACAAGAAGTTATTAATCTTGGTGATAGTGTAGCTTCAAGCAAAGAAGAGTTTAATACTG